CAGGAAATATTAAAAAATGAACAAAAAAAACTTCATTTAAAACATCCTGTACTTGCTGATCCTATTAAGGGTAATTCAGTTAAATCAAATATCATGGGTTATTTAAATTCTAAAGGCTTCACAAATGATGATGTTTCTAGAATTTATGATTCAAGATATTTTGATGTGATTATGGATGGTATGAAAGCTAATGCGACTAAACCCAATTTAGTAAGTAAAAAAGTTAAGCCAACCACAGTTGTTAGGTCAGGTGTTAAAACTACTAAGGAAGATGTAAATAGTCAATCTAGGTTGAAGAAGATGAATGCGTTGAAGAAAAGCGGTAATGCAAAAGATGCTACCGATTTACTGATGCGTTATCTATAAACAATAACCTAACGGAGAAAAAAAATGGCTAAATACCAAACATACACAGCAATCGGTATAAGAGAAGATATAGCGGACATAATTTATTCAATTAGTCCAACAGAAACTCCTTTTATGTCAGGTATTGCTAAGACAAAAGCAACAAACACACTACACCAATGGCAAACAGACGCATTAGCTGCTGTAGCTGCAAATGCTGTAGTTGAGGGTGCTGATATAGCTTATGGAACTATGGCTCCAACTGTATTGGAAAATAACCACACTCAAATTTCTACTAAAGGAATTCAAGTTACTGCAACTAACGAAGCTGTAACTTCTGCTGGTAGAAGTAATGAGATGGCTTACCAAGTAGCTAAAGCTGCAAAAGAGTTAAAAAGAGATATGGAAACTGCTCTTTTATCTAATGTCGCTAAAGCTGTTGGTTCAGCAACTGCCGCAAGAAAACTTGGTGGAGTACCAACTTGGTGTGAAACTAATGTTGATGCAGGTGCTAATGGTGCTGGTGCTGGAAATGGTGCTGTAAGAACAGATGGAACTCAAAGAGCTTTCACTGAAGCTCAGTTGAAAGGCATCTTAGTTAAATGTTACAATCAAGGCGGAAACCCTAACATGATTATGGTGAATGCTTTTAACAAACAGAAACTATCTGGCTTTACAGGCGGTTCTACTAGATTTGACGCAGCAGAAGATAGAAGATTAATTACTTCTATTGATGTATATGAGTCAGACTTTGGAACTATGCAAGTAGCTCCAAACAGATTTATCAGAGGTGCTAATGGTACATCTGCTAAAATCGGACAAGATGCTCACATTCTAGATATGGAATTCTGGGCAGTTTCTTTCCTAAGAGATTTCTCTTTGCAAAACCCAGCTCAGACTGCTGACGCAGATCAGAGATTTATGGTTGCTGAGTACACTCTTGAGTCAAGAAATGAAAAAGCAAGTGGTTTAATCACAGATTTAACTACTGCATAATAAATCTAAAGTGGTGGGGGAATTATCCCCCATCATTCAATTAACAATTTTGTTTGGTCTTTGAAGTCAATGACAGAACGAAGCAAATAAATAGGATAAAAAAATGAGAACATTAAACGATTACTTTATTACATCTGCAATTCCAGATGTTTCAACAGCATCATCAACTTTTGTAGTTGTACCAGACGCAGGTAGAATTATTAAAATTTTTGCACATAACAAAGCAACTACTACAGGAACAGCAGCTATTACTTTTGAAATAGATGGTGTAGCTTGTACTACTGGAGCTATTAGTCATATAGCTGCAAGTTCTGCTGGTAAACAATATACTTCAGAACCAACTGCATTAAATAGTGTACTTGAGGGTTCAGCTCTTGAATGTATCACTAATGGTGGTTCAACAAATACTTCTAAAATGGAAATTACTTTCGTAATTAGAAGATAATAGTATATAATAATATTTGGGGGATCTTACCTAGCGGTACTTCCCCCTTAAAAATTAGGAGAAAAAATATGAGTTTTAATTACGGACTAAGACCTACTACACATCAAGGTAAAACAAGTGGTGGAACATCAGCACAATCTGCTGCATTTGGATCACAAACTGAATATGTAAGAATAGCATCAACTGCTGATGTTTATATTTTATTCGGTGCAAACCCAACTGCTGTTGCAACTGCTAATTCTTCAACTATCTTTATACCTGCTGACCAACCTGAAATTTTTAAAGTTTCACCAGGTGAGAAAGTAGCTTTTATAGGTACTGCTGAGATTTCTATTACTGAAATGTCTGGCTAATGGCTAAACAAAATTTTACATATTATGTAAAAAGAGATCAAAATAAAAAACGACCAGGTTGTCATAAAAAATCTCAAAACAAATCTGAGTGTAGGCAAAAAAGTCAAAATAGATATAAAGGTCAAGGCAGATAATGAAAAAAGATGTAGTTATTGATGGTTTAAAAAAAGAAACATTTTCCCTAGATGATATGGAAAATAAAATTATTTTAAAAGAAGAAATTAATATAGATCCTCATTTAAAACATAATAAAATATTGTTAAATAAAAATGATGGTTATTCAGAATCAAGAGATTTAAAAAGAGTAGCTTCTATTCCAACTTTAGCTTTAAGTGTCTGGGCAAAAGAGTATAATGGTGATAATAATTGGTTTGCACTTCCTAGAGAAGTACAGAATAAAATATTAAAAACAAAATTAAATAGTAATGAGTTTCAATATTTTAAAACAGCAGAAGGTAAATTATAATGGCATTAGCGACTTACGCAAATTTAAAAACATCCATAGCAAATTGGTTAAACAGATCAGATTTAACAACTGAGATTGCAGAAGATTTTATTGTTTTAACAGAAGCTGATTTTAATTCCAAACTAAGAGTTAGAAAAATGATAAGTTCTGCATCTATTACTATAGATTCAGAAACAGAATCTATACCAAGTGATTTTTTACAAGTAAGAGATTTTTTTATTTTAGAAGGTGGAACTAAAAATGCTTTAAAATATATTACACCTGCTCAAATGGATCAAATTAGAGGTAGCTCAACTACTGGAATGCCTTCAGCATATACTATACTTGGAGATAATTTTAGATTTGCACCTATTCCATCTTCTGCGTATACAGGTACATTAAATTATTATGCAAAGTTTTCAGCTTTATCAGATGCAAATACTTCTAATTATATTCTAACAAGTCATCCAGCAATTTATTTGTATGGTGCTTTATATCATGCTGCTAATTTTCTAGGTGGAATTGATCCACAAAGATTACAACAATGGCAAAGTATGTATACTACTGCTATGGAAAGACTTGAAAGAAACGATAGAGATGACCAATATGGTTCTGCACCTTTACAACAAAGAGGTGATGTAGCTGTTTCAGGTTCTTTCAATGATAGATCAAGAGTTATTACAAACAATAATGGATAAAAAATATGATAGATAAAAGAGAAAAAAAACTATTAAAAAAACATTCACCTCATCATACCAAAAAACACATGAGTGTTATGCTTAAAGAAATGATACAAGGAATGAGTTTTAGTAAAGCTCACAAAAAAGCTGTTAAAAAAATAGGAAAATAATGCAAATACCTTTTGGAGAATGGCTACCAGATCAACCAGAATATAATAATCCTGGTGCTAATACTGCAAACAATGTTTATTATGCTTTAAATTCTTACAAAAGATTTCCTTCATTAGTTAATTATTCTACAAATACTATTACTAAAGATTCAAGAGGTGCAGGTTCTTTTAGAGATAACTCTAATACTGTATTTAATTTTGTTGCTAACGAAGAAACTATTTATCAATTATCATCTGGAACATTTACAGAAAGAGGAGCAAGAGGTAAAGTTTTAAATAATTCTTTTGCAACTTGCACAATAAAAGTTTCTGATTATGCAAATATTGGTGCAGGTAAAACTGTTACATTAAAAAAAAATGATGGTTCAACTGTTGTATTTACATCAACTGTAGGCACAGCATCAGGAACTCAGTTTAAAGTAGAAACAAATAATAATACAACAGCTACAAATTTAAAAACTGCTATTAATGCTAATGCTGATTTTTCAGCAACTGTATCTGATTCTATTGTAACTGTAACTAGAGCAACAGTAGGAAATAATAATTTAATAAATGTTTCATCAGATACTGCAAGACTAACGACTACAAATTTTTATGGTGGAACTCCTTTAACTGGAAGTGACACAGATTATATTACCTTTACTCAATTTGGAAACTACATAGTTGCAAGTAATGGTGTAGATGCACCTCAATTTTATTTAATGGGTACATCAACTGCTTTTGCGGATCTTTCAACTATTTCAACAAGTGGAACTGTTCCAACTTTTAAATGTTCAGGTGTAGTTAGAGATTTTTTTGTTACAGGTAATCATGTTGGTTTTTCAAATAGAATACAATGGTCTGGAATAAATGATATTTCAACTTGGGAAGCAGGTACTAAACAATCTGACTTACAAGACTTACCAGGATCAGGTGGACAAATAACTCACATAACATCTGGAGAGATTGCTTATGTATTTAGACAAAATTCTATAATTCGTATGGACTATGTCGGTGGTGCAACTGTGTTTAGGCTATCAATGATTTCACCAAACAGAGGTGCAGTATTAGGTAGAACTGTATGTCAAGATAATCGTAGGGTCTTTTTTTATGCTGATGACGGATTCTTTGAAGTTAATGGAGATCAAGTTACAGCAATAGGTGCAGAGAAAGTAAATAGATTTTTTGATTTAGATTTAAACAAAGCATTCTCTGATAGAATAGTTGCAGCTACAGATCCTTTTAATCAATTAGCAATTTGGTTATATCCATCTTCTGCTGATACATCTAATACTACTGGTATTTGTGATAAAGTTTTAATTTATAATTATGCTACTCAAAAATGGTCAACTGCTACTACCAATGCAAGTACAATATTTTCTCAATTCGTTGGAGCTTATACAGTAGAACTTATGGATATTATTTCAGAAAACTTAGATAATATTAATATATCACTAGATACTGATTTTTGGTCTGGTGGACAATTATTACTTGGTGCAATAGATAACAATTTCAAAGCTGCCATTTTTTCAGGAACAGAAAATGTTGGAGAAATAGAAACTACAGAATTAGAGTTGTTTCCAGGAACAAGATCGTCTATAATAGGTGTAAGACCTATAGTAGATGCAACAGCTACAGTAACTTTAAAAACTAGAGATAGACTTGCTGATAATGCTACAGAATCAACTGTTTCAAGTATGAACTCAACAGGCATAAATCCAGTAAGACAATCTGGAAGATATGTTAAAGTTAATGTTAAAATACCAAGTGGAGGAGCTTGGAAAGATGCACAAGGAATAGATTTAGTTGCATCAAGATCAGGCTTGAGATGACAGATAAAACTGATATAGATAATGTTAGATACAGTTTTGAAACACAAGAGTTTTTTCAAAGACAAATTGAAGAAGCTATTAACGCATTAATAAATGAAAAAAATCAAGAAAATAATAAAGTATTTGCTTGGTTCTTAGGAGATTAAAATGGCAGGTATAAAAGATTATTCCACAACCCAAGCAAGTAATACTGATCTTAATGGTATTTCTACTGCTGAAGGAATGTTACCTTCTAATCTAAACAATGCAATTAGAGCATTGATGAAGAACACTAGAGATTTTTACAATGATGCACAATGGGTAGAATTTGGTGATGGATCAGGTGCTTATACAGCAGCTTATGTAAGTGGAACTGCTTTTACTATTAATGGTATTAATGTAACTTCAGAATATCATACAGGTAGAAGAATAAAAATTTTTTTAGGAACTACTGCTGCATTTAGATATGGAGTAATTGCTAGTTCATCTTTTTCTACAAACACAACTGTTAATGTAACATGGGATAGTGGATCATTAGCAAATGAAGCTCTATCAGTTTTTCTTGCAATACTTACAAAAACAAATTCATCTATTCCAACAGAAATTATTGGTACAGCTAATATTGCAGATGATGCAGTTACTACTGCTAAAATTTTAGATTCAAATATTACAGTTGCTAAGATGGCAGCAAACTCTGTGGACTCCAATCAATATGTTGATTCTTCAATAGATACAATTCAT